AGCTGTATAGAGATTCAGATATGTCCATGCGAGATATAGCGAGTGAAACTAATATAAGTTTAATATCAATATTTCATAGTATTAAAAACAATTATGGAAACAACAATTAAAACACATTTAGATGAATTACATACTTCGGCAACACGAATGCTTGTATTAAATTCAGATAATAAAATGTTAATAAGTTATTTTAAAGACTTAACAGAAAAGTTAATATATTTACAGGAGTTAGTTGAAATGGATTCAAAATATAATTGGTTAGAAATTGAAAACATAATGAATTTATTAAAAGAAAAAGATTCAGAACTAACTAATATTAATGTAAATTTTAAAATTAAAGAAGTAATAACAGAAAAAAAAGAAGCATTTTTAACAATTAAAAGTTTATAGTATGGAATTTTTTATAGTAATATTAGTAGTTATTTTAGCATTAGTATTTATTGCAACAAGTTTTTTTGATTGTAATATATTAATTACGCCGGTAAAAGGTATAATGTTTGGTGCTTTATATAATGATGATGTTTATGATACTGAAACAGACCATACAATTCAAATACTAATATTATTTATATCATTTAACTTTTTATGGACAACTTCAAATGGCTTGAACAAGTAGCAAAGCACCACAAAGAATGGGTTAAAACAATCCAAAAACTTGGTGAGTACGATTATGCTGAAGATATAGTACAGGAATCTTATATTGCTTTAATGAAGTATGCAAATGCGGAAAAGTTAATAGATGATAAAGGCGACGTGCGCAAAGGCTACATGTTTTTTACACTACGCTCTTTATTTTATCAATACTACAACAAAAAGAAAAATATTAAAAAAGTATCTTTTGATGGATGTTGGGAATTATTTGATGATTCAAATATAGAAGAACACAACGCTTATAATGATATTTGTTTAATGATAGATGAGGAGATAGATAATTGGCATTGGTATGATAAAAAGCTATTTAAGCTGTATAGAGATTCAGATATGTCCATGCGAGATATAGCGAGTGAAACTAATATAAGTTTAATATCAATATTTCATAGTATTAAAAACTACAAAGAAATACTTAAAAACAAATTTGAAAAAGATTACCAAGATTATATAACAAACGATTACAATAACATTTATTAAAAATTAAAATTATGGCTACAAAAAAAGCAAAAGGTTTAGGTGATACGGTAGAGCAAATCACAGAAGCAACAGGAATTAAAGCAGCAGTAGAAATGTTTAGCAAAGCTACAGGTATAGATTGTGGATGCGAAGAACGTAAAGCAAAACTAAATGAATTATTTTCTTACTCAAGAAAAGTTAATTGTTTAACTGAATCAGATTACAATGCGCTTACTGATTTAATTGCTCCTAATAAAAGCACATTAACTATTGAAGAGCAAAAAGTAATTGCTGATATTTACTTTAATGTATTTAATTATAGATTACAGTTAAGCTCTTGTGGGTCATGTTGGGCAGGTAAAGTTCAAGAATTAAGAAGAGTTTACGAGCAATATGGAAAATAATATACAACAAGAGTATTTAAAATCGGTATTATTAAGCCAATTATTATTAGAGGCTAATGAAAGTTTATTTTTTACAACGCAATACAAGCAACAAATTAAGCATAAAATTAACAGCTTAAATAAAGACCTTAAGGAAACCGTAAGAAATGAATATAAAATAATATATAACACCGACCCTGACACAACTACTAATATTTTAAATAGTATTGAAAAAATTATAAGCAAGCTTCAAACAAGCTCAATTGACGAATTAGTGTTTATAAATGCAGTAATTGATAAATACAAAGAAAATAGAGAGTGGTTTAAAGAGTATGGCGAAACAGAATTTTTGAGATTAGATTAATGGCTAAAAAACAAGAACTCACGTATTCACCAACTCAAGCCGAAATTCAAAGTATGTATTTATGTAATAAAAATGATTTAGCATACGTAATACAACCAATTCAATATACAAAAAAATATAAAGTAATTAAATTTCAAATTTCAAATAGATTAGAAGTATATACTTATAAAGAAAATAATATTGATATTGAATTTACTGAATACGACGCTTTAAAAAAAACAATGGAGCTTTATACATTACACTCAAAAAGATTTAACAAATGAAAAATAAAGAAATAAAATTTGCTGAATGGTTAGGGAGAAATCATTATGCGCTATGTAATGAATCAAAAGGAATACATTTTTGGGAAAATGAAGATTCAATTTGGACTACAGATGATTTATATGTTATATTTAATAAAGAACAAATGAAAGATACAGTAGTTGAATCAGTTATACAGCAATTTAAGACACGTTCTGAGATAGGTATACAAAAATATAATACAACATTAGACAGAACAGATTTAAATCGATTTGAGTGGCTGCAACACGCCCAAGAAGAAGCAATGGATTTAATCTTGTATCTTGAAAAATTAAAACAATATGAAAAGTAAACAATCGCCACTGCAAAGAATAAATAGGGTAATGGACTTCTTATGGAAACGTGGAAACAATAAAGAATCCGTTAATGAAGTATACAGAAAAATAATAATTCAAAAGCTATCTAATAAAAGGTAGCTTTTTTTTATGCTAAATTTTTACTAAAATGTATTTTGTATTAATAACTTGTTTATATTTGTATATATAAATTAACAACTAAAAACAAACATCATGACAAAACAAGAAATTATTGAACGATTAGAAAACATTACTTGGTTAATGGCAGAAGTAGAAAACACTTATGTAAAACACGAATTAGAAGAAATTACAGAAGCATTAAGAACTGAATTTAATAATTCTGATACGTATGAACAAGAAGTAAAAGACGTATTAAATTACGACGAAACAATGAATAATTTAAACAACCTATTTTAATATGAACGAATTAGCATTAATTAAAGTACAATCTATAATATTAGGTTTAGACAGAGAACTGAAAGGATATGTTGATGAATTAATATCCGGCAAAACCTTGTTAAATGAGGACCAATTAAGCAAGATGATAAATAGCACAACAAGAGAAATGAGTGTTTATAATTATATTTTAAAATTAATATTATTAGATTCTAATCCAAATTAATATGATACTACTATTTGACGCTGATAGTTTGATATATTCAAGCTGCTGTAAAACAAAAGAACACGAAAATGACGAGCAATTTTATACTGATATAGCTTTAACAGTACATAAATTTGACGAAGGATTTATGTCCATAATAAATCATTTAGAAGAGTTATACGAAATACAGCAAGTTTTAGTATTTTCAGGGTCAAAAGGCAATTTCAGGAAATATATATCACCTAAGTATAAAGCAAATAGAACTAATACAGTTTTGCCTCCATTATTAAATGAAATGCACCAATTTGTAAAAGACAATTATGATTCAATTGTTGGCTATGGAGTTGAGACAGATGATATGGTGGCTACATATTGGCATAATTTATCACAAAAGCATGGCAGGGAAAACGTAATGATAATATCAATTGATAAAGACTACAAACAATTTCCGGCTTTAATATATAATTATCACTCAAAACACAAGTGTGTTTATGATATATCAGAATCAGAAGCAATGTATAATTTTTATGAGCAAATGATTATAGGAGATACAGCAGATAATGTAAATTATTGCAAAGGTTATGGTAAAAAATATGCGGAAAAGCTATTTGCGGATTGCAATTCACATTATAAGTACACAAAAAAAGTTTACGAGTTATTTAAAACAATACACAAAGGTAAGGCAAAGCAAAGATATATTGAATGTTACAATCTATTGAAATTAAGAGTATGTTAAAAAAACGTTAATTAGTGCAATAAATTAAAAACAATCTGTATATTTACAAAATATTAATTAAAACAAAGACAGCAATGAACATTTTAGAAGAAGCAAACAAGATTATTAACTTACGTTCTGAAGAAAAAGAAAGAATGTATGGCCCATTTGACGAGTCAATGCAAAACGCAGCCTCTGTTGCATCAATATTATGCAATAAAGATATAACTAAAGAAGACTTTTATAAGTGCATGATAGCGCTAAAAATAAGCAGAATGGCTTATAATATGAAAGAAGATACAATGTTAGATTGTGTTGGCTACATTGCGGCTTTAAATAACTCAAATAATAATAAAAATGAGTAGTTTTGAAAAACAATACAAAGCGATATTAAAAAATTGCTTAGCAAATGGTATTGAAAGAGACGACCGCACAGGCGTTGGTAGTTATTCTTTATTTAATCAGTCATTAAAAATAAATATATCAAAAAAGTTTCCTATAATAACCGGAAGAAAAATGTATAAAAAAATATTTGATACAGAATTTAATTGGTTTATTAATGGGGAAACAAATATTCAAAGATTTAAAGATGCTAATGTAACAATATGGGATGATTGGGCAGATAGTAATGGCGATTTAGGGCCTGTTTACGGATATCAAATGCTAAACTATAATGGTGAAAACATAAACCAATTAGAAAATTTAATACTTTCTTTAAAATTTAATAAAGACAGCAGACGCCATATTATATCATTATGGAATCCTGCACAAATAAATCAGATGGCTTTACCTCCATGCTATTTATATTTTCAATTCTATGTTGATAAAAGTAATAAGTTAAATATGTTTGTTGTACAACGCTCGGGAGACTTATTTTTAGGTATACCTTACGATATAGCTTTATTTTCTAAAATATTATTGTATATTGCTTCAAAAACAAATTTAAAAGCAAACAAATTAGAGGTTCAAATAATAGACGCGCATATTTATAAGAATCAAATAGGGTCTATTTGTGAATATTTAAATCAGCCTATATATGATTTGCCAAAATATAAATATAATAATGAAATTTTAGAGTTAGTAAATTATAAATCAGGTCATAAAATAACAGCTAAAGTAGCGGTATAATTATGTATTACATCTATCACATAAAAGGAGTCAAAGTAGGCTGCACAAACGACTTAAAAAGACGCGTTGAACAGATACAAGGTTATAAAGAATACGATGTTCTTGCTTCAACAGATAATTTAACTCACGCCTCAAAATTAGAAATACATTTTCAGGAGGTGTTTAACTACAAAAAAGATAAAAATTCTTACTTACAATTAATGATTAACAAAAACAAAAAAACAATGGACAAAACAATTCACGTAACATTAAGAACAATCACGTTTAAAGGAACAGACGATTTACATTTAACAGGGTATAAATTTCCTATGTTAGCTCAACTATTAGATGGTACACATATTGAGTTTGACGATAAAGTAATTCAATGGTGCAAATCAAATAATGTATCTTCAGCGCACAACAAAGAAAGATTCATTTATATAGGGGCTTTACAAAATTATTTAAACGCTACAGCCGTAAATGAAATTGAAATCTTTTCTAATATTAGAACTTGGGCAAAAGAAAAAGGCATATTTGATAAAGGAGATGTAAAAACACAATATATAAAACTACAAGAGGAAGCAGGAGAATTAGCGAAAGCATTATTAAACAACAATAAAGAGGAGATTGTAGACGCTATTGGCGATTGTGTTGTAGTATTAACTAATTTATCTAAGTTAGCCGGTTACAATATAGAAGACTGTATTAACAGCGCATATAATGTAATTGCAAAAAGAACAGGTAAAATGGAAAACGGAACATTTATAAAAGATAAAGAATAATGGAAATCACAGAAAGATTAAAAGAAATAATTAAGCAAGAGACAAACACAGATATTGAAATTAGAACACGTAAAAGAGAAGTCATTGAATTACGTTCTTTATATTGTAATGTATTAAAACAATTAAAACCAAACAAAACACTCCAAGCAATAGGTGATACATTAGAATTAAATCACGCTACAGTAATACACGCACTAAAGAACTATAAAATGTATGAGGAGTATAACCCTGAATTAAAAAGATTTAGAGCAACTATATTATCTTACTTTACAATGGATGAAACAGAACTAAAAGAATTATCTGATATAGAAAAAGTAAAGCACGAAATACATAAACTAACATTAGAAAACTTTAATCTAAAAAAAGAATTACAAGAGCAAATAGATAGACCAAAATACGAATACCAAATAATAGATAATTTAAACAACCTATTAAGCAATACAAAAGGCACAATACAACACACCCTAATTAACGATAGATTAGAAGCATTTTATAAAATGAATAACAATATAAAACTATGAAAAATAAAGATTGGTTACTTGATAAAATAATAAAATCAGGAATAAGAATTAAAGAACTTAAAAATGAATTAGAAAAATCAGAAAATGATTATTATGAAATGAAACTTGTAAGGGATGAATTACTACAAAAAGTAGCAAGCTTAAAAAGAGAATTAGAAGGTAAAGATTTAATGCATATAAAACTATGATACCAAAAAGTAAAGCTAAAGAATTAATTAGTAGGTTTAATAATTCTTATGATGAAGAAAGCAAAAGCTATATTTTATATCAGAATGTTGAAGAAAGTAAAAGGTGTGCCTTAATAGCGGTTGATGAATTAATTAACTCCACATTACCAAGTTGTGAATTCGGAGGAATAATAAATAATAATACTATTGAATATTGGGATGAAGTTAAACAAGAAATAAAAAACCTATGGATACAATAGAACCAATAACAGCTAAAGAACGTGCTGAAATGTTATTTAATAAATACACTAAAGAATATAACAGAAGAGTATGTATGGGTACAATGCAACAAACAGAACATTGGAAAGAAGTTACAAAAGAATTAGCAAAGCTCTATAAACAAGTATAGTTTTTATTTATTATTATTTAAAATTGAATAATCATTATTTATTTCAAATGGAAAAATCAAGAGGGGGCGCAAGACCTAATGCAGGTCGTAAATCAAAAGTAGAAGAACAAAAGGTAAACAACGTATTCTTAAAAGCTTTAGGTGAACTGTACAATAAAGAAACAGAAGAAGATACTAAAATAGCTTTTGTTAAAGATACATTAATGCAATCACAAAGAGGTCAGTTATTTATTGCAGAACATATATTTGGTAAACCAAAAGAAATTATAGAAGCTACACACAACGTAAACGATTTTAATATTAAAGATATATTCAAAGTTGGGAATAGCGATAAATCAGAAATATAATCTATTAGGTTCAGATAGTAGATACTTTGTAATAACAGGAGGAAGGGGAAGTGGTAAATCATATTCCCTTAACTCGTTTTTACTATTGCTTACTTATGAGCCGGGTCACGTGATTCTTTTTACGCGTTACACATTGACCTCTGCTTCTGTTTCTATTATACCCGAATTTATAGATAAAATTGATACAGCTGATTTAAGCCGCGATTTTTATATTACTAAGGATGAAATCATAAATATTAAAACAGGCTCTAAAATTCTATTTAAAGGTATTAAAACAAGTAGTGGTACACAAACAGCTTCTCTTAAATCATTAGCCGGGGTCACGACTTGGGTGTTAGATGAAGCGGAAGAATTAACAGACGAGGAGACATTTGAGAAGATTGATTTTAGTATTAGGACCAAAGGAATACACAATAGAGTTTTATTAGTATTGAACCCCGCGACAAAAGAACACTTTATATATAAGAAGTTTTTTGAAGATAAAGGTGTAGAAGCAGGAAGCAATTTAATTAAAGGCGATACTACCTACATACACACAACCTATTTAGATAATATAGAAAACCTATCCGAATCATTTATAAATCAAATTGAGAATATAAAACAACGCAGACCTGAGAAATACAAACATCAAATTTTAGGTGGTTGGTTAGATAAAGCAGAAGGAGTTATCTTTACTAATTGGACTATAGGAGAATATAAACAGGTAGGCAAATCTGTGTTTGGTCAGGATTTTGGTTTTAGTAATGACCCGACTACATTAATAGAATGCAATATAGACACATCTAACAAGCGAATTTATATTAATGAGAGGTTTTGCTTACAAGCTTTAACAACGTCTCAGATATACAACCTAAACAAGCAACACTGTTTTGATAGTTTAATTGTAGCTGATTCAGCTGAGCCACGATTAATTTCAGAACTCCAAGCTTTAGGTTTGAATATTGTACCCGCAATTAAAGGTCAAGGTTCTGTAACTTATGGAATATCTTTATTACAAGATTACGATTTAATAGTATCGCCTGAGTCAATTAATCTTATTAAAGAATTAAATAATTACTGTTGGTTAGAAAAGAAGTCAAACACGCCAATCGATAATCACAATCATTTACTTGATGCTCTACGTTACGCAGTTAGTCATCAATTAGAGAATCCAAACAAAGGAAACTACTTTATATATTAGATATGACTTATGGCCAAATGATTGCAGCGATACAGTGTTATATACATCACGCAACAGGTAAAGAGGTTTTGATTAATCTACCACGTAATATAGGTGAGATTAAAAAGATGAGGTTGATGTACGATGTGGCGGTGGAAAATTTAAAAAGCTAAATATTTGTTAAAATTAATTTATGTAACAAATTAATATTATATTTGTTAAAAATTTAAAACAAAGCAAAATGAAAAAAGTGAAAGTAACAGTTAATTATTGTGATATAGAATTTGAAGTAAAAGGGTTCTATTTAAAAGGCGACTCGTATGATAACACAGGAAGCTGTATTGAAGATGATGAAATAACAATACAAGGTATTGATGTATGGGAAATATTATCACAAAAGCAAATCAATGATATAATAGATTTAGCAATAGAAGAAATAGAAGATTAAATTTTGTTTAGATTAGTTAATTTGGTTAAATGTAATTCAAAACCCTGATAAATAAAAAATCCCGCCCATATTACAGGGAGCAAGGCGGATTGGAATTACAAATTAAGGTGTGCAGAAATGTGCACCTTTTTTTTGTTTAATACAATATCACAAAATAGTTATTAATATAAAAAACAATAATATGAAATTAGAGATTAGCATACCAACAGAATTAAAAGAAATTAAGTTATCACAATACCAAGCGTTCTTAAAAATAGCTAAAGATAATGATGATGTTGAATTTATGAATCAGAAAATGGTTCAAACATTCTGCAATATAGATTTAAAGGACGTTGCTGAAATTAGATATAAAGATGTATTAGAAATAACAGCTGCTTTAACTAAAATATTTAATGTACAATCGCATGGTTTTATAAATAGATTTAAACTTGCCGGTGTTGAGTTTGGTTTTATTCCTGATTTAGATGAGATGACCTTTGGGGAATATACAGATTTAGATTCATACATTGGTGATTGGGATAATATGCACAAAGCTATGGCGGTATTATATAGACCAATTACAAAGAAAGGAATAAATGATACATACGAAATAGAAAAATATAATGGTAGTATAACTTACAGCGATGTAATGAAGCACGCTCCTTTAGATGTTGTATTTGGAGCTAATGTTTTTTTTTACAATTTAGGCAAAGAGTTGTTGAAAAGTACGATGACTTATTTGGAGAACAACAAGGAGATACAGACTATTCTGCAACAGCACAGTTTGGAAAACGATGGGGGTGGTATTCTTCAATCTATGGACTTGCTCAGGGAGACATTACAAGATTTGACGCAATCACCGAGCTACCAATTAACCAATGTTTAACATACCTAACATTTGAGAAGCAAAAGAACAAAATAGAATTTGATTTAATTAAGAAAAAAATATGAGTACATTTTACGAAATAACACAAGTAATAAAGAATAAACTACAGGAGGACTTATTTGTGAATACAGTTACAACGGGTGATATATTTAAAGTAGATTTAAATAAGCAGACTATATTTCCATTAAGTCATATTATAGTAAATTCAGTATCGTATCAAGGCCCTGTATTAAATTATAATATATCTATTTTATGTATGGATATTGTAGATGAATCTAAATCAAAAGTTACAGATATATTCTTAGGCAATGATAATGAGCAAGATGTATTGAATACTCAATTGGCTGTAGCAAATAGATTTTTAGAAGTATTAAGCAGAGGTGCATTAGCAGAAGATTATGAATTGGTAAATAATTCTGCAAACATTGAATTCTTTACAGAGCGATTTGAAAATAAAATAGCGGGTGTTACATTTACTTTTGATATTGCTATTGAAAACAAAATGACAAAATGTTAGAAGTAGAAGGGGTATTAAAACGCTTTCGTGATTATGTAATACAACAATCAAGAAGCAATTTAACAAAGCAGAATAAAAACAGTTCTAAAGAACTTTACAATTCTATTGATGGTGAAATAGTAACTGAAAATGGTTTTTCTATTGTAGGGTTTACAATGGTAGATTACGGGCACTATCAAGATAAAGGTGTATCAGGTAAATTAAAAAAATACAATACGCCTTATAGCTACAAAGATAAAATGCCCCCTGCAAAAGCATTTGATAAATGGATAGTTAAAAAAGGTATAGCCCCAAGAAATGCTAAAGGTGAATTTCAAACAAGAAAAAGTTTACAATACGCAATAGCAAGAAGTGTGTTTTTAAACGGTATTAAGCCAAGTTTATTTTTTACTAAGCCGTTTGAGGAAGGTTATAAAAAATACATAGACACAGATTTAATTAAAGCATTCGGTCAGGATGTAGAAACAATGGTAGATTATAATTTAAAAGATTAAAAAATGAATGTAATAAGTGCAAGAAGCCCGTACCAAATAATAATATCTGAGGCAGGGCAAACAGGTAGTAAAGTAGAATTGTTTATTTGGAATAAAGGTACAACAGAACCTACAACACCAACTTATATTTTAAGTTCTAATATTGCTTCAGCAACACAAATAGAAACTAATTATAATATATCACCTTATATATTAGAATATGTTAATCAAATTGCACCTATATATTCTGCAATTCCCACTATAGCAAATAATTCTGAATGGTGTTTTGTTAGGGTTAAAAGATATAAAAACGTTTCAGGTGCTTTTACTTTATTAGATAATAATTTATATCTTGGTGTTAATGCTTATACAGAAGTTGCTGAAGGTTTAAATTATAGTATTGCTAATGATGAAGATTTTGTATTGTTAGGTACTTCAAATAATTTAAATAATAAAATACAATATTATAATAATATACCATCTTTAAATTTTTTAGTAAAACGTACAACAGGAAATGATTATCTAATAAGTTATTTTAATTCTGCAGGAACTTTAATAGATTCAAATCTTTTTTTAGCTGGTGGTTCAACTGATTATTTTAATTATAAATTACCATTAGCTTATAATAATTCCGCTTTTTGTGAAATTGAAAGTAATGATGTTGGAGTTCTATATAGAATTTATACAGAAAAGTTAGAAGAATGTAAATATACGCCTGTAAATTGTACGTATGTAAACAAACTTGGCGGGTGGCAACAAATAACGTTTTTTAAAGCACAAACAAATAAAATTGATGTACAAGGTAGCAAATATAATTTAATGCCTTCTGCTATATATTACAATACAAATGAGGGAACAAATAAATCATTTAACATAAACGGAAAGCAAACTATAACTTGTAATACAGGTTGGGTTACCGAAGGATATAATACTTTTATAAAAGAATTAATGTTAAGTGAAACTATTTTATTAGATACAAAACCTGTAACAATTAAAACACAATCGTTACAATATAAAACTAATTTGTTAGATAAGAATATAAACTTTACTATTGATTTTGAATACTCAGATAGTTTAATTAATAACGTAATATAATGAATGTAGTTTCGCTTTATATTTATACAGGTACAACCTCAAAAAGATTAGAATTATTTAATGATGAAAAAATATCTGTTACAAGTGCTGTTGCTAATTTTAATGATTTAGGAAAAATCTATACAGACTTTACACAATCTTTTACAATACCTGCCTCTAAAAAAAATAATAAAATACTTTCACATTGGTACGAAAGTTCTGTAGATGATGGTTACGACCATAGAAAAAGATATGACGCTTATATAGAAATAAATTCAGTTTTATTTAAGAAAGGAAATATACAATTAGAAAAAGCAAATAAGAAGAACGGATTTATTGAAAGTTATACAGTTACTTTTTATGGTAACTTAACACAATTAAAAGATAAATTTAAAGATGATAAATTAAACACTGTGGATTTCAGTAGTTTAAATCACACTTATAATTCAACTAATGTAATTAATAGAATAAACCCTACAGGAACAAGTTATTTAGTTAGTTACCCTTTAATTGGTTCACGTAGAAAATTCTATTATAAATCAGGTGCATCGCACGAAGATATTACTCAAACCGCGGGTGCTATTCAATGGAACGAATTATTTCCTGCTGTACCTTTATGGAAAGTATTTGAATTTATACAGGCAAAATACGGTGTAACATTTACTGGTAGTTTCTTTAGTTTAGACCAATGGAACAATTTATATTTATATCTTAAGAATGGTGAAACTATAACGTATACTACCGAGCAATTAATGGTAGATTTTACTTCTATTCTTGCAGGTCCGTTTCCTGAAATGAATTTAACAACAAATGTGGTTACTACTAATTGGAATTTTGCACCTACTACATCACCTTCATTTTCGGCGCGTTTAACATCTGATATATATGTAACGCCTGATTCGGGTTATGAAGCTGTTAACTATACTGTTTATATTTATAAAAATGATTTATTATATCGCACCTATCAATGTGTAGGTAATTCACAATCACAATTAGATGATTTTGCTTATGCCGATGTGCAAGGTGCTAATTATACATATACAGTTAAAATTAGTTCTAATTCAAATTTTAATTTTACAACAGAATTACATTATAGAAGAAGCTTTATAAATCATTTCCCATCACGTACTTCGAGCGTTGTTACTGTGCGCGCATTTAGTTCCTCGCAATCAACATCGGGTAGAATTGATTTAAATGATTATGTACCTGATATTACTGTTAATGATTTTATTACGGGAATTATAAAGGCGTTTAATTTAATGATTATTCCTAAAGATATAAATACATTTGAGTTTTTGCCTTTAGAAATGTATTATAATGCGGGTAAAATATTAGATATAACAAAATATGTTTATGCAAATGACATGGAAATAGAGCGACCTAAATTATTTAAGGCAATCAATTTTCAATATGAAAAAAGCAACAACATTTTAAACAACGCTTATAGAGGTTTATACAATAGAGAATATGGTGATTTAATTTATACTAATACTAATTCAAATGAAAGTACAAATTACGATATTAAACTACCATTTGAAAATGTTTTATTTGAAAAAACTGTAGGTTACAATTTTGAAACTGCAACATTAATAGATAAAGATTTAAAACCATATACGCCAAAACCAATGTTAATTTATAATAATGGTGAATTACCTACTGATTTAACAGGTTCAGATAGATTTTATGTTACAACAGAAACAGGACACTCGCATCAAGATAATTACATTAGGTTTTCAAATGAATATAATAGTGTGCCTACAGATTTAACATATACATATTTGATGTCTATGAATTTTGGAAACGAGCAATCGCCTTGGTATAATGTTTTAGCCCCAAAAGGATTGTATTTTAGACACTATAAAAACTATGTAGATAATTTATATAACATTAAGACAAGGGTTATTAAATGTAAAGCATTGTTTCCTACAGACCTGCTAAGTTCGGCGGTCACAAACGGGGCCGGTAGAGCATTAGGTATAGCTTTAAATGATAGATTAATAATTAGAAACAAAAGATATATCATTAATAATATGACTACTGATTTAACAACAGGAGAAGCCAATTTAGAATTAATCACAGATTACAGAGGTTTAAATGCTGCGACTTCTGTAGGATATAAATTTGCAAGTTATGATGATGTACAAGTTGATAAAACAGCACAAGTATTAGAAGAAATTATTTACTTAAATGACTATGATAGTTTTTCATTAAAAGGCGCAGAAAACTTTTTAATTTATACTCCAACATTAGACAATGTAACAGATGTTTCTTTAACAGTTACTATCCCTGAAAACACAAGTGGGGTTGATAGAGTTGACAGAATAGGAATTGAATATTACATTGATAGTGTATTACAAAAAACAGAATACATTAATTTTTTACAAACTGCAATATGATAAAAAACATTTTAGAATTATTATCACTTAATGAACATTATGGGCAAAGTGAAATAATAGAAATAGCAAAAGGAAAATATAAATTAGTAACATCTTGGAGACAAGGTTTTGAGCAAGTAAAAAGACAATGGAAAATAAAGTAGTAAATTTAGAAATAAAATCAAATGTTGATGAATCTATTGCAGGTTTAAAAGCATTAAAAAGGCAATTGCGTGATACTGCGGCAGGCTCAGAAGAATTTAAAAAGCTGTATAATCAAATCGACGATTTAGAAGACAAAATTAAATCATCTAAAAACACCTCTGCTGATTGGATAGATAGCTTAGAAAATGCAGGTGGTCCGTTAGGAATGCTTGGGACAGGTCTAAATAGGGCTAAAGTAGCAACACAAAGTTTTGGAGGTGCATTAAAAGCTACAGGTATTGGTTTAATTGTTTCATTACTTGGTGGATTAGTAGCAGCTTTTTCTGAAAATGAGGGAGCTATGAAAAAAATACAACCTTTGTTAGATGGTTTAAAGAAAATCTTTCAGGGTGTATTTCGCGCAGTAGAACCTTTATTTGACACATTTATTGATTTAGCTACAGAAGCACTACCGTATGTTTCAAAAGGAATAAGCATGGTTTATTCTGCTATGATGGCATACTTTACTTTTATAAAAGAATCAGGTGGTGGCGTAATGAAAATTCTTAAAGGTATTTTTACTTTAGATGCTGATGCGATTACCTCGGGTATAGACCAAGTAGGTGGAAGTTTTAAGAAAACACAGAACGCTTACAGCGATAGTATGAAACGTTTTTCTGCAGGTTCAAAAGAATTAACTGAAAAAGAAAAAGAAGAATTAGAAAAGCGAGAGGAGAATAGAAAAAAAGCTTTAGAAAAGCAACAAGAAAACGAAAAAAAATCTAAAGAAAAAAGGGAAGCCGCAGAGCAAAAAGCAAAAGAGCTAAAAGAAAAGAAAGCTCAAGAGGAAGCCGACGCCTTACAAAAAATTAAAGACGAGCAATTAGCTAAAGAGTTACAATCAGCTAAAGATGCTATGGCTATTTTAGATGATTTAAGAAAAGCAAAAGAAACTCCTGCTCAAAAAGAAGAAAGAGAATACCAAGAAAAATTAGCAATATTACAAGCTAATAATTTATCTGATGAAGAATTAACAAAACAGCATTTAGAAAAACTCGATATAATAAAAAAATCTGAAGCTGATAAAAAAGCTGAGGAAGATAAAAAAGCGTTAAAGGATGCTGAAGATAACGCGGCAGCCTTAATAAAAATTGAGGAATTAAAAACTCAAGCTAAAATTGAGCAGGCCCAAAGAAGTGCTGCATTATTAACTAATATTTCTGATTTAATCGGTAAAGACACCGCAGCAGGTAAAGTAGCGGCAGTTGCAGCCACAACAATTAATACTTATGCGGCAGCGCAAGCAGCTTTCTTAAATGCTCAAAAAAATCCAATATCTATTCTTGGACCGGCCTATCCATATATTTCTGCAGGTTTAGCGATTGCTGGTGGTTTAAAAAATGTACAGGCGATATTATCTGTGCCTACTCCGGGTGGTGGGGGTGGTGCTGCTCCAAGTGGGGCAAGTATGGGGGCTGCTCCTTCTGCTCCCGCTTTTAATGTAGTAGGCCAAGGTGGTGCAAATCAAATAGCACAATCATTAGGTAATCAAGAACAGCAACCTGTACAAGCTTACGTGGTAGCCGGAGCGGTTACAACAAGCCAAGCATTAAATAGAAATATCATTAACAACGCTTCAATGGGTTAATTAAAACAAAACAAAATTTAATTTATTTTAATAATATGAAGATAATAGAACTAATAATAGACGAGAGCGAGGAGCTATCAGGTGTAGATGCTGTTTCAATAGTAGAATTTCCTGCAATAGAATCTAACTTTGTTTCATTAAATCAACAATTAGCATTAGCAAAAGTTGATGATGAGAAACGTATTTTAATGGGTGCTGCTTTAATTCCTAACAAGCACATTTATAGAAGAAATGGTAACGATGAGTATTACATTTTCTTTTCAGATGAAACAGTGCGCAAAGCAAGCGAATTGTTTTTAATGAACTCAAACCAAAACAATGCTACATTAGAACATCAAAAAGAATTAAAAGATTTAAGTATAGTTGAATCTTGGATTGTTGAAGATGCAGAAATGGATAAATCTAAAAAATACGGTTTAGATGCGCCAGTTGGCTCTTGGGTAGTTTCAATGAAAGTAAACAATGATACTATTTGGAATGATTTTGTTAAAACAGGTAAAGTTAAAGGATTTTCAATTGAAGGATATTTTGCTGATAAATTAGAAATGTCTTTACAGCAAGAAAAAGAATTAGAATTAGTAAATAAAATAAAAGATATTATTTTAAATAACGAAAAAAAAAACACTAATTTAAAATCTTATACAGACTATCCAAAGCAAGCTACTGAAAACGCTAAAATTGCTTTACGTTGGGCTAAACAAAATGGTTGGGGTAGCTGTGGAACTCCTGTTGGAAAAGCAAGAGCAAATCAATTAGCAAATAGAGAGCCAATTTCTGAAGATACAATTGCTCGTATGGCATCATTTGAAAGACAAAGGCAAAATTCAGATAGACCATTAGGAGAAGGCTGTGGTCGTTTAATGTGGTTAGCTTGGGGTGGAGATGCAGGTATTGAATGGGCAAGTAGAAAACTAAAACAAATAAGAAATAAATAATGCTAAAATTAATAAATAAAATCATGGGAAATAAAACAAGCTCACCTAAAGGAGGAAAAAGAGGATGTCTTTGTAAAGATGGAAAATATAGTGCGGAATGTTGCCAAGGTGAATTACAAGAACA